TTAAAGACCATCTCACACAAGATAACTGGAAGCCTAGCACAGCTACCCTAAGCCTGTGGAAAATAGTAGACGCGGAAGAACATTCCGGCACGATAGAAGATCCTATTCCATATAAGCAAAATATGGCACTTGAATTTAACAAGTACTACACGCAGGACGGAGTATTGTACCTCTGCATACAGGCTATGACACCGGGACCGTACGATTTAAAGGATGTGCCGGCGCATGCGCAGCCGATCAAGCAGTGACAAGCAACAGTCGGTTGGAATATAATAATCCCTGCAAGAAGACACAATCCTATTCTTCTTACAGGGATTATTATTTATATGGTATTGTTTTTTGTTATAAAGTGGCACAATTTTACGACAATGAATCTATTGTCGTATTTCATTAAGTTAAATATTTCTCTCCCAATTAGCTACTTAATACTTTTATGCTGAATTAAAAACGATCAAACATGAAAGATAAAATTTTCAACTCCTTAAAACAGAATTATTCAAATCTTGGGTTAAGCGATGAAATCTTGAAGGGACAGGCCGAAGCTCTTGCTAATACAGGCTTTGTAACTGATGAAAATCTACAGGCCGTTGTTGATGGTCAAAAAACATTCTTGTCTTCTCTTCAGAGTGGTATTGATAAGCGGGTAACTGATGCTGTCAATAAAGCGAAAGGGGAAAAGAAAGAAGAATCTGCTGGTGGGGGCGAGCAGAAAAAAAACGAACCTGACTTACAGAAGATGATTGAAGAAGCGCTTGCGGCAAAACTATCTCCTATACAGGAAGAACTCAATGCTTATAAAGCAAAGGAACAGCAGGCTGTAAGGGCTAATATGATCGCTTCTAAGGCGAAAGAACTAGGTATACCGGAATGGAGAGCCAAAGAGGGATTTGCCATCACCCCGGAAATGGATGAGGCTGCAATTAACTCTTACTTGGCAGGCGTAAAGCAAAACATTGTTACCGCAGGGCTTGAGAGTAGTAACGCATCTGGCGTTCTGTCTACTTCAGAGGAAAAATCTAAAGAAATGGCTGAAGAATGGGCAAAAGGTCTTCCAGATGCAAATTAACCATTAAAAAATAGAAACAAATGGGAGTTAAATTCGAAGGTAAATCTTATGCTGGCAACATGCCGGTATTTTGGCGTGGAGAAGCCAAAATCCTCCCTGGAGGATATAAACTGTTGCAGACTTTCCCAAAAGGGACAGTAATTCCCAAAGGGACGCCATTACATATTGTTATCGGAACCCTTACTGCGGCTGTATCCAAATATGCAAAAGTCGTATCTGGCGGAACAACCACAAAACCGAGAGTCCCTAAAGGAACTTTATTTCAGATTAATGATATCGTAATGAAGGAGGGGGAAACAACCGGTGTTACGGTATCTTCCATTGATACGTCAAATGCAGATTATGATGTATTGACATTGTCGTCTGCTATTTCGGGGCTTGCGGCAGACGATGTTCTTATTGAAGCGACGGCTACAAGTAGTTCTGTGGCCAAGTATGAACCAAACGCGGTTGTTGGTGAAGACACTGAACCTTTGTCCGGCGGTGATCAAGACACTGTTTCGGCTGCGTATGACGCAGTTGTCCTTTTGGGATATACAGTGCAATTACCCGCTTCATGGATGCAGGGTATCTGTATGAAAAACAACCCTAATATTATTTACGTAAAACAGTAATACTATGGCAGAAAGATTAAAGTATAGTTCTCTTTTTGGAGAGCTCACAAGGCAAACTCAATTGCGTTTTGATGCAGTATCAAGACAGCATAAAATGCTGTTTGATAACGTATTCTATGAGAGATTTTTCAATTGGGACTATCCTTCCATTGGATTAAACTTTGAAGAAATTAAGGGCAAGTATAATGTCACTATCGCGGCTGCAACAATTGACGATAAGTCGAAAGAACCGGTATTGGGCACTCATGGGCTTGAAACTATTGCTCAAAAGGTGCTTCACCATGCAATTATGCTGCCTTTGACCATTGATGATTACAGAAAGATTCTGGAAATTCTGGACAGCAAATCAATTCCGGAAGAAGTCGCAAAAAGACAGCTTATTGATCTGATGTGGGGCAATGTTAGAACTCCGGTACAAGGCGTACAGGCAAAACTGGATATCATCGCTATGGGAGCGTTATCCAATGAAGGTATTGCCACATTGGATGAAACGAATAACCCTGAGGGTGGCGTTAAGACGACTATTGATTATAACATGCCTGCCGAAAATAAAGGTAAGGTTACTCTGAAATGGAATGATGATAACATTGCTAATGTAGACGTATTCGAAGATATTCAGGCCATCGTAGATGCTTTCTCTGATAAGGTTGTATTTGATCGCATCTTGCTTGCTCCTTCTAAAATTTCTTATATTCTAAGGGCTAAGAAGATGAAGCAGGTAATTTTCGGAACAGATAAGCAGAATAGCCCATTGCTGCTGAATGATCTCAACGAATTTATGAGATCTAATGAATTGCCGGTCTTCGAACCGGTTAGACGTCAGTGTTTGATTCAGAACAATGGTACATTCACCCCTTACAATCCGTGGAATGCAAAGAACCTTGTCTTTATTCCTTCCGGCAGTTTGGGGACAATCAAAAATGCCTATGTCAATAACGAATTAAGGCCTGAACCCGGCGTTACTTATTCCAACTATGGTCGCATTCGTGTAGCTCAATGGGGAGTAGGTGAAACTCAGAACTCGAATGGTGTTGAGTTTGTAAAGGCTGAAACATTTGCTTTGCCTGTGATCACGGAGATCAATGGTATTGCGTCGTTGAACACAGAACCCGATTGATAATGAAAATCGCTGATTACATAACACAAAAGATCGGCTCCTTCGGCATTGAATTGTCGGAGGCCGATCTTGTGGATATAACTTTGAATAGTTCTATATCACTTGAAAGTGAGATTGCTCAAGATAATATAAATGAAGTAAATAAGGCTATTGCCGAATTTATTCCATCATTGCTGGCTCGTCCTACATCTGTTAATGAGAGTGGGTTTTCTGTTTCTTGGGATAAGGACGGTATCAAAGTGTATTATTCATTGTTATGTAAGCAATTAGGCATAGAGGATGTTTTATCAAGTAGAATCTCTGACGCTTCAATGTATTGGTAATGTATTATGCACCTCACATATTAGAAAGGAAAGTCGTAAAGGAATACGAATACGACAAAGATGGCAATCCTATTCAGGGTACAGGCGAATATAGTTGGGAGCTAGTTTGTAAGTGTAAATGTTACGATCAGAGTGCTGACCGTGCCTATACAGTTAATGGTGTTACTTACCCTTACAAATATCGTGTTGTGACAGAAAAGGTAAAAATTAATGCCGGAGATGTCGTTCGTGTTTTGAATGCTGACGGTTCTCTTCGTGGTGAGGGGATAGTAATCAATCCTATGACAACGGATTATCTAAACTATGGGCAAATATGGCTGGAATAATTACTGCTAAATATGATTTTTCAGATGTTGATAACTTCTTTGAAGAAGTTTTTAGCGAAGTATTCGCTCATCTTGTAGAGATGGGGGAAAGGGCTTATGAAACGGCTGTTAGAGAAGGAAAATATAACAATATTACGGGAAATCTACGCAGTTCGTTAGGCTATGTGGTGGCTCAGGATGGAAAGATAATCAAAGAGGGAGGATTTAAGCAGGTTCAGGGACGTGGAGAAAACTACGAAAAGGTATATTTCACCACCAAAGCGCAGAAAACAGTCCAGTTTTGGGCGCGAGGTAAGTCCGGCGATGGTAGTGATGGAAGCCGACAAGGTCTTGAATATGCGAGAAGCCTTGCCTGTAAATCGAAAGGTTTCACACTTATTGTCGTTGCCGGTATGGATTATGCAAGTTTTGTCAATAGCAAGGGATTACGTGTGATTGATGATGCAGAGATAACAGTAAGGACAATGCTGCAATGATAGTTACAACAGACATACAGACTATACTTTATAAAGATGCCCAAAAACTGGGAATCAAGAAGGTGTATAAAGACGGAGCGGTTCCCGAAGGAGACGTGAAGTCCGAGCGGGTTGTTATTATCGTTAATTCGGTAGAGCCGGGCACCTATTGGAAAGCAGGATTTGTTCATGTGAATATCTGTATTCCTTATCTTGATCGTAAAGGAACAGCTCCTCTTACAAGACTTAATGCTTTAGAAAGGTTGGCTGTCAAGGAATTACATTCCACTTCTACTTACGACGGTACATCTTATACATACGAGGTCGATACGACAAGGATAGAAGAAAACAGGGATTTAAAATGTTTCTATGTAAATGTGAGAATATTATTTCAAGTATTAAATGTAAAAGAATAAGAATATGGCAGGAAGAACAGTATCCGTGATTGGAGTAAAGCAAATTCTTTATGGAGAGCCATTAGAAGCAGCTCCAACTTATGCAACACTTGAATCATTGTTTACTTCTTTCAAAGAAGTTCCCAATGTACATCAAGGTACATATGAGTTTACCGAAGAGGACGGTACAACAACAGAGTATAAGGACGAATTGACCGGACAGACATACCGATCATCTTTTGAAGCAGGATCAGTAAGTCTAAACTGGACGATTGGCGCCTATGACTTTGACACTAAGGCGGAATTGATGGGTGGTAAACCTTTAGATGATAGTAAAGGCTGGGAAAGAGGAAACTCAGGGGAACAGCGTTATAAATGCGTTGTTGCTGTATCTAATGATAATGTAGCGATTATTTTCCCTAAAGCAAATGTTATCGGGCGCGGAGCGTCTACCGATGGAGCCGTTGGTTTAGCTATTTCAGCCATTCCTTTGAAGGTTTCAACTACCATTGCATCCGAATATCAGTTTGATGTTGAAGGCAAGACTTTAAAGGGAATTTAAAGTACCATTAATGAATCACAACAGAAAGGGGCAGGCGGATACATTCTGCCCGTCCCTTTCTTGCTTAATATGAATATCCAATGAACAAAGCAGCAAATTTAGTCGCTAACGCTATTTTAGGCGATGACCTCAAAGTCGTCATTTTGGGAAGTAAAGCATATACCATTCAGTCTCCTACAATAGCTGTTATATGTAAATCAATAAAATATCTGTCTTGTATAGATCGTACCACAACAGGTAAAGAAGAACTGAGTAAAGCAAAAGAAGATTTGGAGAATCTGCTAAAGGGATTGTCTGTTTTCATTTTTGACGATCCGGATAAATATACGGAGATTCAAGATGCGACAATGAAGGAATTGAAAGAAGCACTTGAAACGGTTATAAATCTAATCTCCGCAGAGGATTTTTTCGTCTGTGCCGCCTTAGCCGAGAGCGTGGCAAGAATGGCGGCGATACCAAAGTGATAGGCAATGAAACAATGATAGGGCAAATTGCCACATTCATGGAAACTTTAAAGCTAACTTATAATGAGATAGTGTATCGTATTCCATATAGAAATCTATTATTAATGCAAAAGGATATTCTACACCAAGTCACAGGTGATCTGATTATCGAGCGAGACGGACGTTATTTATTGAACCGGACAAAGAAAGAGGGGTAATTTATGGCAAAACTTAGTTTTGATGTTTCTGCCAAATGGCAAGAAGTGCAAAAACTCAGAGAAGAGGTAGAAGCTCTGAAAACGGCTCTTAAAGACTTTAATGTTGCTGGTGACATGAAGGGTTTCGAAGAGTTAAATAAGAAATATCAGGAATCGACACAAAAACTGAAAGAATATGAGCAGCAGGTTCAAAATTATCAACGTATTATAGATCAGCTTAATGTATCTAATGGAGTAATGGAAGGCGCACGACAGATGGCATCGGAGCTTAATAATGCTACGGATGTATTTGTTGAACAACAGCTGAAAGTCAAAGCCTTAAATGAAGATGTCAAGAAACTAAATAAGTCTTATTTGGCATTGTCTGATATAGACAAGAGGGGGCAAAAGGGATCAAATATCTTGACTGAATTAAAGGAAATAACTCACCAATATACAATAGAAAATGAGGCTCTAAAAAAACTCAGAAAAGAATATTCCGACAATATAAAAATAGAAGGGGTGGCAGCGGATTCTCTTGTTTCCCTGAGAAAACAGTTGTCATTACTTAATGCAGAATATGATCGTCTTTCCGCTTCGGATAGAAAGGCTGCGATCGGAACCGATTTGCAAAAGCAGATACAGTCGTTGAATACCGAGATTAGTGCGGCAGAACAGGCTACCGGCCGATATCAAAGAAATGTAGGAAACTACGCTTCTGCCTGGAATGGTTTGGGAATGTCGGTACAACAAGTAGCGAGAGAATTGCCATCTTTAGCTATAGGATGGAATACTTTCTTTTTGGCCATATCAAACAACCTCCCTATGCTTGCAGACGAGTTAAAGAAAGCGTCGGCAGAATACAAGGCTTTTAAAGCGGCTGTTGCGGCCGGGAACAATGATGTAGCTAAAGTTGCGCCAGTATGGAAACAGTTAATTTCGTCTATTTTCAGTTGGCAAACAGCACTTGTTGTTGCAATAACAATGCTGTCTGTCTATGGAAAGGATATTATCGAATGGACGAAGAATTTGTTTGGAGCTGATACAGCGCAAAAGAGGTTGAATGAGTCATTGAAAGAATTTAATAATTTAGTAGAAAAAGGACAAGCCAATGCTAAATTATTGTTCGATGCGGTTAAACGTACTGAAGAAGGGACACAAGGACGGGCGAATGCCATACGTGAGATAAACAAAGCGTATGGGGAATACTTGCCTTATCTACTATCAGAAAAGTCGTCTTTAGATGAATTGAACAATGCTTATAAAGTTGTAACAAAATCAATACAAGAGGCTACAGCAGCAAAGGTCCAGCAAAAGGCGATTGATGAAGCGACAGAAGATAGTATTAAGAATCAAGTATCAATTATGGATGATTTGGAGAAATCCGTGTCAAAAACATACGGAATAGCAAATCAACAACTTTCTTCTGAAATAGTAAAAGGTTTTAGGGATTCAATAGAGGAATCATACAATCAAGGAGAAAATTCTATAAAAGCAGCTTCTAAAGCAATCGCAAAAATAAGAGATAAGTACCAAATTAAAGATCCTCTTGCTTTAGCGAACTTAGGTAACGAGTTGAAGAAGTTTTCGCTTGAAGTGTATAAATACAATAATGATGTCAGAAGAATCAGAGAACAATATAACCCATTCTTTGACAAAGAACAGGCAGACCAAGCCATAATAGAGAATAAGAAACATTATGAGACGATGAAGTCTCAAGCGGAATCTTATCTAAATTCAATAGCTGCGGACCAAAAGAAATTACTTGACGCAGGGAAATTTGAGGGGATAGATGAGGAAACCGTGAGAAGATATAAAGAGGCAAGAGCTAATATACAAGAAGCAACCAAGCAATTGCACGTTTACGATTCTTATGATAAACAAAATAAAGCCGCAGAAAAAGAAGCCGAAAAGCAAGCAAAAGAGCAAAAGAAGATTCAGAAGCGAATAAATAACGAACTATTAGAACTTCAACGTCGTAACGAGCAATCCCGGATTGATCTGATGGAGGAAGGTTCCGATAAGCGCATTGCCCAAATAGAATATGATTACGATCGTGAAATAGAGGCTATCCGTAAAAAGGAGAAAGAATGGAGGGAGGCGCAAGGAGGAAAACTGACGCAAGAGCAGACTGTTGAAATAAAAACGGCCGTTACGCAGGCAAAAACTACCCGTATGCGTTCTACTCAAGAAGTGGAATATGAGCAGGTTGAAGCCCAGCGTAAGGCTATGAATGATTATTTGAAAGAATATGGTTCTTACCAGGAGAAGAAAATGGCTCTTGCAGTCGAATATGGTCAAAAGATCGCTGATGCTGAAACTGAAGGTGAAAAATTGATGCTTGGTAAGCAATGGGATAAAGAATTGCTTGATCTTGAAATTAAGACCAAAAATTCTTCAAATGCTATTATTGCTCTTTTTGGAGATATGCGCGATAAATCTTTGAAGGAGCTGCAAGAACTTGCTTCAAAAGGTCAGGAAGCACTTGATTTTATCAAAAATGGTAAATGGGACGCAACTGTTGGCTCAAAACTAGGTATAACAGAAGATGAATTTAGACGCTGGCAAGAAGCACCAGAAGCTATACGGCAGGCCGGTGAATCGCTAAGGGAAGTAAAAGATCAAGCAGAGACTTTACAGCCTGCATTTGATAAAGTAACACAAGGCTTAAAACGTTTTTTCGCCGCAGGGAATGATCCTAAGAAATTAACGGAATCATTGCAGCTTATAAATGAAGGTGTAAATGAGGTTACTTCTTCGGTCCAATTTTTGTCTAATACATTTGGCAAGCTGGGCGACTCGTTTGGTGGGGTATTTAGTGGTATAGCTGAAGGTTTGAATATCGCAATGGATGCTGTTAATTCGACAATGCAAGGAGCGCAAGCCGGAGCAATGTTTGGCCCCATTGGAGCCGCAGCCGGAGCAGCTATTGGCGTCGTTTCTTCTTTGGCTTCCGCTATCGCTAAAATTCATGATAAAAAAAATGAAAAGCGCATCCAGAAATTACAGGATCAGATTGATGTACTTGATGCGTCATATGAAAAGCTGGGAAGGTCTATAGAAAAAGCCTATTCGACTGATGCTTCTCAACTAATAGATCAGCAAAATAAACTTCTTGAGCAACAAAAACTTCTTATTCAGCAACAAATCAAAGAAGAACAAGACAAGAAAAAATCAGATGACAATCGTATAAAAGAGTGGCAGAAGCAATTATACGATATTAATGCTCAACTTGAAGAGAATAAAGAAAAAGCGATAGAGGCCATCACTGGGACAGATGTTATGTCCGCTATTGATGAGTTTGCTAAGGCCTATGCCGACGCATGGGCTACAGGAGAAAATGCCGCAGAATCATCCGCTAAAGCTGTTCAAACACTCATTAAAACCGCTATCATAGAGTTTTTAAAAAAGAAGCTGTCTCCTTCGGTTCAAGATTTCATGAAGCAGTTGGCCGACTATATGTCCGATGGTATCGTGTCGCCATGGGAAGAAGCCGAATTGAATAAGTTGAAGGAAAAGATGGACAAGGAGGCACAAGAAATATTTGAAAATTCTGGCAAATGGCTAAAGGATGAAAGCAAATATGAGCAACAGGCAACAAGCGGAGGATTTGAAGTAATGTCTCAAGATTCAGCGAATGAATTGAATGGGCGATTTACGGCTTTGCAAATGATTGGGGAAGAAATTCTTTTGTATTTGCAGAGTTCTAACCAGATTGCAAATCTGCTGTATATAAGTGCAAGTATTGATTCGATAAATATAAGAATTGCGTCATTGTATGATATTGCAGATGAAACTCGCGTGATGATGGCTAATATATATATAGAATTGCAGCAAATTAGTGATAATACCGGAGATACGGTAAAGCAATTAAAAGAAGTAGTTTCCAAGTTGACAAAGATAGAAAACAATACAAATAATTTATAGTATGAAAGTTCATGATATAATGCAGAAAGCAATCTCTTTAGGTGCTTGTTGTGAGTCAGGAAAAGCTACAGACTGGAAAAGTTTGTGTTGGCTTTTCTTTTCCCCACAAGGCCGGGAGTTTTGCGAACATAACAACTATCCACCCCTAGAATCATTTAGGGGGATGGCCAAGAATGTGAAACCGTTTGGGGTTTATGTGGATTGTGGATATATTGAACTCTGCAATAAACCGAATGTTGCAGTAGTAGGAAATACCATTGCGAGCTTGTCTTATGATGATAATACAAAGGTTCATAAGGTAATGCTCATGCACGGGGGAAAGGCTAAAATAGAAGCAACTAACTATTCCGTGATATTAGTTGTAAATATCGGAGGATGTGAAGTCGATATTATAAATGACGGAACTGCAAAAATATTATAGATTATGTTGGGAGACTTATTTATAAACAGTAATGATGCTTGGGGAACATATAGGGTTGCTATGGGGGAAAGCTTTATTCAGAACCTTCTTACTCCTGCCGGCAATAAGGATTTTATAGAAAGCGAAAGCCGCCTTGAAAACGGGAAGATGGTAATATATAACAATCCTAAAATTTCAAGTCGTGATGTGACATTGACATTTAATATTCACGGCGATACTCCCGAAGAATATTTGTCCAATTATGCAAAGTTCGTTTCGGAACTCCAGAAGGGAAAAGTTATAGTTCGGGTTCCAGCTATTGGCATGTCCTTTATTCTTGTTCATAAAAAATCTACGAGTTTTGCTCTTGACAGGTCGCGTATGAACAGCCGGTTATCTGTTAAGTTTGAAGAGCCTAATCCTGATGATAGAGATTAATTCACGACAATCATATTATTGTCGTATTTAGGAAGTTCAGAAAATTGGACTTCCTTTTTTTATCCCTGAACTTTGAACATATGATTGATATAAGGGACATATCAGGCAGAATCAAGTTGTCAGTATCAATAGGATCGAGTTCATTACATCGATTTGAACTGATGAAAGAGGATTATATTAGTATTGTATTCTCTTTAGAAACTCCGGTACAATTGGAGATAGGCGACAATGTGGATTATGAAGGCTCACTTTATTATATAACAGATAAAGTATACCCAACATTTAATACTTCTAATGGTGGATATGATTATACACTTAGGCTAGAATCACATTATTATCGATGGAAGAATCATATACTTTTTTATGATCGACAAGGAAATAAAGAAGCATCTTGGAGCCTTACCCGTTCCCCGGAAGCGCATTTGAGCATTGTCGTTTCCAATCTCCGTGCAATAGGATTTACTTTTAAAGGCAAGGAATATCAAGCTATAGTGGATAGCACTGTTGATCCTGTAGCTAAATTTGTGCAGTATAACAACACAAACATCATAGATGCTCTGACAAAAATAGCGGAGGCATGGGAATGTGAATGGTGGGTTGATGGGGATAAAATATATCTTGGACATTTGGAACATGGGGAACCTGTAAACTTGGAAATAGGGAAGGAAATATCTTCAATGTCAAGGAGCCAGAGTCAGGATATTTTTGCAACAAGACTATATGCTTTTGGATCGTCTCGAAATCTCCCTTCTGACTATCGGAAAGGAGAAACGGGGGCAGTCGTCGAGGGTGTCGTCCAAAAAAGACTGATGCTTCCTGCTGGGACTCCGTATGTGGATGTTATCGAAGGCTTGGAGGAAGAGCAGGTTGTTGAAGCGGTCATTATCTTTGAGGACATCTATCCTCGTGTGACCGGAACGATAACTGAAGTAATTCCTAAGGAAATCACGGATGAGGATGATTCTGGCGATCCTATCACATTCACTGTATATCGGTTCAAGGATGCGAATTTGACATTTAAAAAAGAATATATTCTTCCCAGACAGGACTTGCACGTCATATTTCAGACTGGTCCCCTTTCGGGAATGGATTTTGCTTTGGAATTCAACCCGGAAAGATTGCCGGAAGATAACCCGGAAGCGCAAGTGTTTGAAATAGTACGCAATGATACTTATGGACAGACTTTGCCAGAAAGCCCACTTATTCCAGGTATAGGGAATAAATATATCTTGTACAATTTTGATACCCGTTATGTAAATGACGCTCTAATTCCACAGGCTGAACAGGAACTTTTGGAAAGAACGATTGCATATAAGGACAAGGTCGTTTCTGATCCTTCGACATATACATGCAGTCTTAATTCTTACCGGGCTTCCGGTTATGATGAAAACAATGGGTTGTTAAATCCAGAAAAAGAAATCAATCTGTTGCCGGGGCAGAAAGTAAACCTTATAAATAAGGCGTATTTTGAGAACGGTCGTATCTCTCGTGTAATCGGCTTTGAGAAGAAGTTGGATATCCCCTACGATTCCCCTGTATACACAATCGGGGAAAGTGCAGCCTATTCCCGATTAGGGGAACTGGAACAAAAGTTAGATAATATTCAGTTTAAAGGGAATACTTATGTGAATCAAGGTGGCGGCTTTGGTGTTTATATCGTGAAAAAGGATGATGCTACTGCTGCTTCAGATGAAAATGTATTTTCAGCACTGCGTACACTATATGAGATAAATAAGGCTTATGTAGACATAAGTGATATGTATCTTCGCAAAGATATCGACGATACCGCCCACGGGAATATACTTTTTGACAAGAAGATCGGCTCTTCCATTTTCATAGACGGCTGGGAAGGTAAAGGCTGGGAGATCCAGAGTACGGGCGCCGCCATATTGGATTCGCTTCGTGTGAGGAGTGATATCTATATAGGGGGGCGTATGGGGTCTCCTTCTTTTATATCAGGTTTCCCCGAAGGAACAGGATGGGATTTATCCCCTTATACGATAACTAATTCCGCAGGAGTAAAAGAAACCAGATATCGCCTTGAAATAGATGATATTGTAGCCAGAAAAAGTGCTCGTTTCTATGAGATGATTATATCTCAATTGAGAGGCGAGAATGATAATGTTATGTTTTCCGGCCAAATGAAGGTTGCCTATTATGATTCGGCAGCCGGACGTCTTTATTTAGACACAGAACTTGGCATTTTATACAATCCTTTTAGGCCGGGTGATTTATTGGAAGTGCAACGTTATAACGGAATACCTTCCTCTGACAATGACTATTATATTACGAAACAGTATGAACTTCAAGTAGAAGAAGTTGGTATTGGACCGCTTGCCGATGGAGAAGATAGATTGGATTGGATTACATTTAAAAATTTTGTTGGAAATCTGTCCCAAATCGCAGAAGGAGATGTTTTAACTCGTGTAGACTCCGCTACGGATTCAACAAGGAAAGGTATAGTCAAAATAACAACTATAGATGAACTTGGAACTCCTCATATAAGTGCCATATATGGCATGAAAACGAATCCAGACGATAGCCTTTTAGCTCGTTTGGGAAATTGTGCTGGCGTGAGGACAAAGAATGGCATACAGTTGACCGAGCAAGTAGGTTTATATGCCCGTGGAGCTTTTTTTGAAAATTCAACTATTGTTTTACAAAACGGAGATACCATTGAGCAGACCTTTATTGCCATGAACGGCAAGTTTGAAAGCCTTATTGATAGTATCCGTAACGACATATCCGCAGAAGGTGGTAACATCCTTGTAAACTCTTCTTTCAGCCAGAATACAAACTATTGGACAGCCGCAAATAACGTTCATTTTATCAACGTAGGTGGAGAATATCTTTGGCTGGATGGTAGCTTCTATGTAGAAAAGGATCAAGTTGCCGATATTTATAATGACAACGGTCAAAACGTTCTGCGAATAAGGAACACGTATATCCTTCAGCAGAATGCTATAATGAATATCCCGGATCACACGGAAGAAGAAGAAAAGACGTATTCTTTCTCTTTGTTCTATAAGGTGCTCCGTCCCGGTTCTTGCGGTTTCGGTATCCCGGGAACCGAGTTGTATCATGAAGAGCAGCTATCGGAAAGCGACAGCTATCAAAAGTTGTCTAAGGTCGGGAAATGGAACGGGGAAGGTGATTTTGAACTGAGATTCACTGGTGAGATACTTATTTATGGTGTAGGGCTGTTTTCTGATGAGATTGCGGATGCTATTGTACATCTACAAACTCAAATCACACAAAACGAAGAAGAAATTAAGTTACGTGCAACTAAAGATTATGTTGATGCCGAGACCGGTAAAATTTATACTAAATATGATACCTCTTTATCTTTAAAGGCGGATAAAGCTGAACTTACTTCGTTTAAGGAAGAATATGACGAATTCCAGCAAGTTGTACGAAGGGATTACGCTACTCAGTCCTGGACAAGTAGTAAAATACAAACCGAGGTGGGATCTTATGTTGATGGAGCTTTAGTTGGATATGCTACAACAAGTTGGACAAGTAGCCAGATATCATCTTCTGTAAAAGGACTTGCAAGTGAGAGTTTTGTTAATCAAACAGCAGAGGGTTTAAATATCAATATAAATAATTTAGGGAATAGAGTTGATAGTGTTGAAGGTGAATTAGATTCCGTGACAGATATAACCGGTGCATTTTATTCTTTTGGATCAAACAAAATGAGGTTAAATAGGCGTATAGAAATGGGATCTGGTTCTAATTCATCCTTTGTCTGTTTAGCGGGTATGTCTCCTGATATTACAGGTCCTGCATTTTGGGCGGGGAGCTCATGGGAAGATAGAGCAAATTCTGCTATACGTTTGGGGCATGATGGTGCGGGATGGTTAGCTAAGAAAAATGTTTTTTGGGATATCGGTGGGAATCTATCTATAACTGGAAAAATTCAATCATCAAATAATGGAAATAGATTTGTTATTGACCCTTCAGAAAGAAGTTTTAAAATGATTAATAATTCTAATTCATTAGTGACTGAATTTAAATTTGATAATGTTTCTGGTTATCAGTCAATTCCAGCTTTACACATGTATTTGAGAAATAGCAGTTCTGGTTCTACAGTATACAGGTATTCAATGGGGATAGCAGGATTTTCCGTCCATGATGTTAATGGAAAAATTTTAAGTTCGTTATCAACAGGATTGATTCTTACTTCAATTCCAACCATAGATCCAAAATCATTGGGAATGGTTTGGAGAGATGGAAATATATTAAAAATTTCATTAGGATAAATAATTAAAAAAACAAATCATTATGAAACAAGTAAATTTCAAAGAGTTAAATGTAGAATATGGTGTAGATAAGTTTCAGAAGGCTGATTTGACACATGAAATTGGAGATGCGATAATCAAGAGCGCAGAATCCGTTCCGATGTATGATCTGGCACATATCATCTACCATTCAACGGGGGCAATAGAAATATCAGATAATGACTATCAACAGATGATGAAAATAATCTGTACGTCGTTTAAAATCATTATAGCAAAGGCTGTTGAAGCCGGAACGACAGATGTGGAAACTAAAGATAAGGAGGAATAAGTTATGGCACTCGAACAAGTATCATCAGTGGTCAAGAGCACATACCTGAACAATGTGGCAGGTTACGAAGTACAGTACAATATCACACAGGATGAAGGGGAAAACGTAAAGTCGGTAACGGGTACAGTCAAGAAGGCAGATGTTCGTTTCGGCTACATAATCATCAATGCAGACGGGACCAAGAATATATCATTTGACAAGTCTATACCGGATGCTGATAGCGAGGCTATATATACAGCGGCATTGGCGGATGCAAAATCAATTTTTGAACAGAGGAATAAAATAGATTAACACCTATGGCAGCAGGAGATATCATATTATCAGACGGGACAACGATCACGCCGGAAGACTTGCAGAAGATTGCGGCAGCGGTGGAGGATTTGATTGCGTCTACGGCGAAAGATCCGGGGCAGTACGAAGAGGTAAGTTCACTTACCGGTGTATCCTCTCTTCCCGCCTTTCAGGTGTTGGGTAGCACATATAAGCTTGTACGTGTTGCTCTGTCTGTCTTGAAGGGTGTAGATGGACGTGAAGTATTCTTGCAGGTAAATCAGGATAAAACCTATATCCAATGGCGTTATACGGACGGTAATTGGCAGAATCTTGTTGCTTTGTCTGATCTGAAAGGTACTGCCGGTGATACTCCTGTTTTCCGTACCGGTAGCACAGGCATTGAATGGAAGTACACCAGTGAAGAAGATACAGCTTATCGTGTACTTGTCCCTTACGATGATTTGAAGTTGAAGTTTTCCAATCTAACGCCGGAACAGAAAGACGAGTTGAAATTGCATTTTTCTGATTTGACGGAAGAAGATAAGGCAGAATTGAAAGGTGAAAAGGGTGATATTGGTCCGCAAGGTCTTAGAGGAGAACAAGGGATTCAAGGAGAAACAGGCCCGCAGGGACCTATTGGCGAAACTGGTCCACAAGGCCCTGTTGGGCCTAAAGGCGAGCAGGGAGTAAAAGGCGATAAAGGAGATACGGGAAGTGGTTTTAAGGTACTTGGATATTTTAGCACGCAGGAAGAATTAGGGTCTACAATAGTTTCCCCACAAGCTGGTGATGCTTATGGAGTTGGTACAGGTGCTCCGTACGACATTTATATTTATGATGCAATCAATTCCGTGTGGAAAAACAATGGTCCGCTTCAAGGTGCTCAGGGTCCAAAAGGTGACAAAGGTGATACCGGTCCTCAAGGACCTCAAGGTGAAAGAGGCGATATAGGTCCTCAAGGTTTACAGGGTATTCAAGGCGACCCTGGTCCTCAAGGTCCTACGGGAGAACAGGGCCCGAAAGGCGATAAAGGAGATCGAGGTCCAGAAGGTCCGCAAGGCCCAGCAGGAGAAGATGCGGCTATTACGGTAGATGCTCCAAAGGACGGAAAAACCTACGGGCGTAACAATGGGGCGTGGTCGGAGATAGTGGCGAGCAATCAGTACCTTGACTTGACAACTTTATTTCCAAATGAAAGTGGTGCATTATCTGAGGAAAATTATCAAAAGGTAGTTGATGCTTATGAAAATAGAGTGTCTTTAGCACGTGTTAACACTGTGTATTTCCCTTTTAGTATGACAAAGGATGAAGAGTCATATGGGTTGACTATCAATATGTCTGGACTTAATAGCTTTGAGTTAAATGCAAATTTAGTAGTAAATGTAAAGAGGATTTCCGTTTATACAGACGATAAAACATATGTCTGTGCCTGGAATTCCATGAATCTTGTTAATAACGGTGATGGTACAAAATACCTCTCCGACAACGGTCAATACCGCACTCCCCCTACCGCCACCTCCGCCACAGCGGGGTATATGTCGGCGGAGGACAAGAAGAGGGTGGATGATATAGTAAACTTCGGCACAGGGAGTAATGCTGTCACAACTCTTGCGAATATACCAACAAACAAGAGGTTGGTTAAGGCTACCCTATCCTCCGCTTCAAACCTATCGATAAATGAGTCTGCAAGGGCACTGAATGTAGGCGAAGAGATATACCTTGATTGTAATCCTACTGCTTCTTTTACGCAGCCTATCCCTACTACTGGCAGTTTTAGATCAATGTCCGGTAGTTCTATTACCACTACTTCCGGCGTGCCTTTCGAGATGTCCATTTTGAAGATCGCTACGAGTGGTGTCATGTATTCAATAACCGTTAAAGAGAAGGATTGATATGTTGAGAAGAAGGACGATGGGACGGAAAAAGGTTTTAATTGAAGTTGTAGAAAAATTAACATCTTCCGGGACATTTATAGTACCTTCCGGATGCATATCTATCGATGCTTTTGTAGTTGGAGCAGGCGGAGGTGGAGGTAGTGGCGGTAGTTATTATCCAGGGGCAGGTGGCGGAGCCGGATATACAAAAGTATATTATGGGATACAGGTCACTCCTGGACAAAAATTAACAGTAAAAATAGGACAGGGTAAATCGAATAATAGTTTAGATTCAAATGGTGTGGATGGTGAATATTCATATTTTATAAATACCTCATATAGTGCCCAAGGTGGTACAGGGAATCCAGAGACTCAAAAAGCTCATGGAGGAAATGGTGGCTCAGGTGGTGGCGCACCTTATCAACAGGGTGGAACTAATGGAGGAAATGGTGGTACTTATTATTCTTACTTAGGCGGATATGGACAAGGGAGTACGACTAAATGTCCATTCAACGATAAGTTATATGCATCTGGCGGAGAAGGAGGAAATGATAGCGATATAGGTAAAGACGGAATTAATAATACAGGAAACGGAGGAGACGGAGGTCGTGGTGGCAGGAATAGTTTTTCACGCCAAAAATCAACTTACGGAGGGTCTGGAATTATAGTTTTACATTATTTCAAATATAAATAATATGGATAATTATCTATACATACAAAAGGATGCAGTACGTATCTACGTCCCAATGCCGGAAGAACTCGATACCGTTAACTACGAGGTCGGCACAACATGGGAAGATTATGTTGCAGGAAAGTACGTTTTGCTGACAGAAGAACAGATTGCCTTTAAAGAGGCAAACGAAGGTGCATCCGTAGAAGAAGTGTTCAATATGCAATTGACGCCTATTCCCGAACCGACACCGGAAGAAAAACTTCAAGCCGCAAAAGACTTGAAACGTCAGGAAGTCTACAACACCGACTACCGGCACTATTACATAGAGGACAACGATGTATATACATACGACCGTTTGTCTCTAAAAGACCAGTGTGCCCGAAAAGATACGGTTGAAGTAAACGGGAATTCGTATAAATCATCTCTGTTATTGGAAGCTCTCAATGAGATGGAAGACTACAATGATATCTGTATAGGTCTATCAGAAAAGTTACTCTCTGATATTGAAGCTGCCGAGACAGTGGAAGATGTAGAAGCGATTGAGGTGACGGGCTACCCCGATGTAATCCATAGAACAACAGCCGAATTACAGGAAGCCGTAAACTATACGGAAACGCACGATTCAGAGAAGCAGTTATCCCGTATCACCCGTAAATCTGTGTCTGCAATGTCACTGACGGATGATGAAGCGATTAGTGCCAAATACGCACATGCGGAATGGAAAGAATTTATTAACGGGAAGTTGGATACCGGCAACCGGGTAATTAACGATGACTGGTTATGGAAAGTCCGGCAACCGATAAATCCGGTTCTCGAAATATATCCTCCTTCGGTAGATACGGCTGCTCTTTATGAGCGCATGGACGAAAATCACAAGGGGACTGAATACGATCCCAAACTCTATGCGCCAGGCATGACGCTTGAACAGGGGAAGTATTATACGGAAATGGAAGACGGCGTAAGGAAGAAATATTACTGCTTTTATGGTACGATTAATCCGGTATATGCCCATTTGAAAGAATTGATTAACATAAATGTAAGATTGGTATGATAACTATTTTGACGATTATTTCAATGCTTGTTATTGCGGCCTACACGGCTGCCGTGTGTGTAAAGACTAAGGGTGTACCTTATTCCATAAGTGCTACCTATTACTATCTGGAGCATAAATTGTGGTTTATGGCAACGATGTGGCTGACTGCCGGTTTATTGATGCCTGCAATATTGGAGGTAAGTAAACCAAACACGGAATGGATTGCATTTCTGTCCTGTGCTGGCATGTTCTTTGTTGGTTCAGCTCCCAATTTCAAAGATGATTATGAGAGCAAGATACATTCTGCTGGAGCAATCATCTGTATTGTCGGATCACAACTTTGGGTGGCATTGAACCTCTGGCCAATGTTGTTAGTATGGCTTGCCTATGTAGGGGATACTGCATTAAGCATTGCCAAAGAAAAAGAGGGCACATTTTGGTATAAGTTCTACCAGAGCAAGCCGATGTTCTGGATTGAGATAGCTGCCTTATTATCCACTTATTTTACCGTGTTATTCAATATGTGATATTATGCAAAGATTAATTCCATATATACAAGATTTTACCGGCTGGGTACAGGCTGTTTCTATTGCGGTAATTGCTTCAATGTTAGATTTTTTCGCACCTATCGAGCATTTTCTTATAGTAATACCTGTAATGGCTACCATAGATATGTTCTGGGGGCTGGCAGCCGATGATTTGCGTTTTAGGAAAAGTAAATTTTTTAGGACGATAATCTATCTTCTGATTTACCTTTTGATCCTGCTTATTGCTTTTTGGATTGGTATAATGATGGAGCAGGATAAAGACAGTACAAAAGCCTTTGTCAGTTGGATAACGTGGGTAGTAGTGTATTGTTATGGTCTGAATATACTGAAAAACATGCACACGGTATATCCAGACAATAAAGTTATAGCCTTTTTGTATTGGGTTGGATCGGTTAAGTTTCTAAGTAAAGTAAATTATCTTGAAGAATATATGAAATCAGTAAAGAAAAAGGAGGATAGGAAATGAATATAACAGAGAATTTTACATTGGAAGAATTTATGCATATTGCAAAAGGAATAAAGAATGATCCGGGATCGCGTGAGAAACTGGCTATCACCAATCTGTGTGCAAAATTACTACAACCATTACGGGATGCTATCGGCAAGCCTATCTCCATTAATTCAGGCTACAGATGCCCAGAGTTGAATGCGGCAGTGGGGGGTGTCCCTACATCTCAACATCAAAAAGGGGAAGCAGCCGATTTGAGTATTGATGGAAAGGCCGGTGATTTATTGGAAGTATTGGAAGATTCCGGTTTGACGTTCGATCAGGCCATCCTATACCGTAAAAATAACTTCCTTCATGTTTCGCTAAAGCTAGAAGGAGAACAAAGAAAACAGATCATCATCAAGAAATGAAAGCCTGGTATGCCATATCTGTTTTAGCTCTTTGTTTTGCTTGTTTCTTTGCCGGAAGGTATTCGGTAGAAAAGCAAATAGAGGTAGTCAAAGAAACAGACACGATCAACAAACCTGTTCCCGAACCTTCTTACATTCTTGATGTAGAGGAAATCGAGCTACCTTACCCGATTTTCGTTTATCAGAAGGGTGACACGGTAAAGGTACTTGACACGATTTATATCCCGTTACCAATCCAGAGAAAGGTTTATGAGACAGATTTGTATAGGGCGGTAGTTAGCGGTTATAGACCCAATCTCGATTCGATGATAATTTATCATAAACGAGAGATTGTACACCAGAAAGACCGTCGCTGGGGATTAGGGGTAATAGGTGGATATGGAATAGGCAAGAATGGCTTTTCTCCGTATATAGGAGTAGGCCTATATTATAGAATTTGGTAAGTAGACTTTTGTTCATAGTCTCTTCCTATGGGGCTGGGAAGTAAAATAAAAGCCCCCAACGTATCACGTTTAACTGCTACATAAAACTGATACACAAGCATAGACACTCGCACGTTGGGGACTTAATATCTTCAACATGAATGTCTATGCTTTTGTTGCATTATGTGCGATAAGTTTTATGTAGCGAAGGCAAAGATATAACTAAAATTCAAACATTATGTGTAAATCTGAAATCTTTGCCAAAATATTAAGAATTGTCTCTAAAGAGACAGAAGTATCAGAAGACCTGATACTGTCAAAGTGTAAACGAAGTGATATTGTTGATTCACGCGGTATCATGGTTGTTATACTATCTGAATATAAATTCAGTGAATCTCAAATATCGTCATTTACCGGATTTACGCAGCAATCGATCAACAAGTTGAAAAATATCTACCCTGACAGAATACGCAGAAATTATCTGCTAAAGGTTATAGTTAGGAATATACGTGAGTCGCTTGGTATGCCATTAAGGAGTTTGTAAATTATACTTAAATATTGCTAACCGTATATCGTTATTATAGTTTCAACTTATATATTTGCAATGCGTTTGATTGGAACATTAACACCTCCAATCCGGCGAACTGTCATTCGCCACCTCCGTCCTATCTCCCTTCAGAGAAAAAGACATAAGCCCATAGTCCTGTAGCTTTGGGCTTTTTTAGTTATGCTTGACAGGGTGTAACTAATATAGTTTGCCGATACAGGTCGGTGGACAAATCGGAAAGGAGGTGTTAATGTGAAAGATCAAACGCAAAAAGACGGCAAAATCCGTATTTTCTGTCGATATATTGTGAAAAATGGGAAGAGGATTTATCCTAAAAATTCTCGTTTCTTTTCTTTCTTGATAGATGACAAGAAATTGGCGTAATGCTGTTTTAAGGGGATGTACAGGAATCCCCTATTTTTATCTGATCATAATAGATATAACGAAGGGCCGAATAACTTTGTGTGTTAAACAGCCCTCCAAACGTGATACGCCGGGTACGAAGCCCCAACGTGCTAGTATATAATTTTATGCAGCAATCATGATGCTATTATTTTAGTCTCGTTATCTAATCCGACATATTGGTTGTCATTTTTAACACCTGTAAGTCCGAACGGGGTTTTATGTTCATCCCAACACTGCTCATTTAATTCATTGGCTAATTCCACAATATGTAAAAGTGAATCTATTGTAAGTCTGTTTCTCTCAAAATCGAACTCTTCTGTTTTGAGTATATCCCGAATTAAACTCAGCAAGCAGTAAGGCAAACAAAATATGCCGGCATCATCTAAAATATTTTTGCCGAACTCTGCTAATACCCCTACTTGATCTGCTGTAAGACCTTCGAACTTTGTTGCTAAATCTTTAAATTCCATGATTTTGTAATTATTTTTTTGGTTTATTAATTGGTATAATATTGGCTGTACGTCCTTACGCCGTACCTCTAAATGTCTAAGTTATAATGCTATTATGCTATCTTAATAATTTGAAGAAGTTCTGCAAATTTGTCCTCGTAATATAAAGGTTGTGTCTCTTTCGGATTGTTTGGGTTCACCTGGTTCTCTCCAAATGAAGTTCCTTTATCTGTAATGGATTTAAATTTCTTTGTTCCACCCTTTGAGGATAGCCGGGTTATCTCCTTAAGATATCCTTTCTCTATTAGTTTCGCATTGAACTGCTGTGCACTCATAGATGAACCGTTTTCTTTCAATAAAGCACTGGCCGATTTGAGGATTCCTTTCGATGGAGTGTAGTCGGGAGTAGGGAGGCCTAACGGTTCGGCTACCTGCTTTAATAATCCGAGTTTTGAAGCGTCGTTCAGATTTAGATACCGACTTACGCCCTCTATCCACATAAGTGAAGCCTTTACTTTTGTTGTAAGTCCGGTGGAACGTTTACGGGAAGTTGGCAAAGAATTGTTAGCTGTTTTGTGGAAAACTTGACGGTAGACCTCGAAAACGGGACGGACTTTCTTAACAATGAAGTATTCAAGACACGGTACGGAAAGGTAGTAATCAACCTTGTCTGCTCCTATGAATTTCCCATCTGATGACCGTTCCGCTTTTCGGCGGAGCGGCTGATAGTCTTCTTTTTCGATAAAATCACGAATCAATGCTTTTACAGCACTATCTCTTCTTTCATAGACCAAAGGCCACACTTCATCAAGATTTACTGGGAACTCATTGTCAGATTTAGACAATTCAAGAACTACGTTAAAATAACGCTTGATTTCGCTTTCGCTACTCTCTTTTGATAAGATTAAATTAGTCATAACTTGTAATTTTAGACATAAAAAACTGCGCTACGTGTTGTCTAAGTCTTACAAGCAAAACTCCGTGGGTATTTCTACTCCACGACACGGCGCAGTTATATTATTATATAACAATATCGTATATGTATGGGCACAAAAAACGCTGACATAGGCCAGCGGTAACGTACCGCTTGTAAAATTTAGACACCACAAACATACGCCTTTTTTCTGAAACTGCAAAGAAAAAGCGGTGAAAAAACAATCTCACCGCTTTTTAAATATGCCTCCTGAGAGGACTTGTGTAAACAAATGCCAAATTAAAGTTGCACAGAAATCAATTCTTTCCCTGCCTTATGAATCGCTTGTTCTATTTTAGCCTTTTGGGCCTCAGAAGCGAAAGCGATCCGCTGTTTATACTGGCGCATCAGTGATGGATTGATGCCGGCATATTTCGCAAAGGTAGACACGCTTATGAATTTGAAACATTCAAAGAATGACGCGATATCATATTTATATTCAAAATCAATACCACGTAACGTATCAGGCACATCTTTACCGATCTCAGTCAACATGGTTTTGTAATCCTCTATTGCTAATCTCAAAGATGCCTTTGCTTCGTCAACCGTTTTACCTTGTCCATTTAAACTGAATCCATCAAATTCGGGAACATAAATACTTATAGTCTTATCGTCCCACATTTCTACAATAGCTGTTGTTTTCATAGGCTGTTTATTTATTGTGTAAACAAATTTGCGGGTCATTTAAGACCCGCATCTTTCATCATGCTGTTCAATGTTCCGCCTTTTACTTCTTTAGACCCATGTCGCCAAACCCGGAAGTATTTACCCGTCTTTGGGCTGTACCATACATCGTGTTCTTTGCCATGGCTCACGAAGTAGCATCCTATTTTAGCAGCTTTCTTCAAGAACTCTGTTGTTTTCATATCAAAGAGCATTTGTTTACAATGCAAAGATAACATATTTGTTATAATAAAACAATGGTATCCGTGTTGTTTATAACATATTTGTTATTAATTAACATTGCATAGTTTTTATAGGAAGCTAATACAGAAAAGATAAGGGAACAAGTAAAAAAATCAGACAGTTTAACAACAACTTTACAACAAGCCTACAACATTCTACCATTCAATACAATTACTGTTTTGCGACATTTGCGATGCGGTTGATATTGACCGTAACTAAGATTTAAAATACAATGGAAAAAACTTATGTATTTAATCAAGACGGGGCAGGTGGAGCGAGTAACGGCTTACTTGCATCAATCCTTCCGTCTTTGCAGAACAGAGGTATTGACACAGGTTACCTCATGGGATTAATGAACGGTGGAGGCGGTAACGGTGGTTTCTTCGGGAACAACGGCGGTTTTCAGGACATTATTGCGTTGATTGTGATTGCTGCCATCTTTGGCAACGGCAACTTCGGTTTTGGAGGAAACAACAATCAGGGTGCCAATGAAGGAAGAGACATGATTATGCAAATGCTTAATCGCAACGGTGTGGACATCGCATCACTTGCCCAGGCGTTGAATTTATCTTCAGACCAAATCCTTGCTGGTATTAACTCTGTATCTCAGGCAATATGCGGTCTAGGCAATCAGATGGGACAGAATACCAACAGTATCATTACTGCAATTATGCAGGGCAATCAATCTATCTCTGCTCAATTAGCCGATTGTTGCTGCAAAACGCAGACTGCGATTGAACGACAGGGGTATGAAAGTCGCTTAGCGAGTTGCGAAAACATGAATACGCTTACACGTACAATGGAAGGGAATACTCGTTCTTTGTCGGACGCTTACCGTGAAGGATTCCAGGCTATTGTAGCCAAGATGGATGCCGCAGAGGCACGCCGTCAGCAGGAAGCCCTTGCTGCAAGGGATGCAAGAATTGCAGTTTTGGAGGGGGAAATCTCTCAGCGTAATCAGAATGCAACAATCTTGAGCAACTTCGGTCAGCAGATCGCGCCGTTGGTAGCCGGCTTGCAGGCATTGCAAAGTGATGTAGACGGTATCAAGTGCAAGATGCCTCCAACGGTATCCGTTCCTTATCCACAGTTGCAGGTGTATAACCCGGAAACCTATCGTGCAGCCGCTTTCGGTGCTTATGCCGGTGACGCGGCTTATGGACGCGGCGGTTACGGATGTGGTTGCAATAACTACTGGGGTTGATCCGGGTAAGAAAGGAGGTAATTATGTGGCCTAACTTTTTTACAGGATTTCCTTTTCCGTTCCCTTCACTTGGCAGGGCAAACTTTAACACCTTGCCAACGGTGGCTGTGACGGTAGGGACGGAGAACGTGACATTAGAGCTTCCGAACCATGCGTTTCGTAACCGGGATTATGTAGGCGGTTTCTATGTCAATATCCGTCAAGCTATCCCGGCTGGAACAACAGCAACACTGCCCATTCTGATAGGGACGAACGGGGACACGAGACCGTTGATGGCTTACGGCGATGTGCCTGTGCGAGTAGAGAACCTTGCCGGTCCGGGTATCTATGAGATCCATTACAACAAATACACGAACGAATTGTATCTTGTTAATGGTGGATATAGACCGACAACGACTCCGGCTCCTACAGCAGAAACGGCTTCTTTGCGAAGCAAGTAGTAATTAACATGGAGTTCTGTGGTTGTTGTAAAAATTGCAATAACCACACTCCTTTAAAATCAAACAATCATGTTTCAGAATCTTCGAGTAAATAATCAGTTGTATATTCTTCATAAGGAAGCCAAACATTTCATAGAGATTGGTTCTGTGGTAAGCGTTTCTGCACCCAAGCCTAAATATCCTATGCCCGCTCCCATGGGGCAGATACCTCAGATGGAGATGGTCGTAGATGTCGTGGCTAATATTAATGGTCAGAACACTACGTTTCAGAATCTTCCCTCCGGTAGTGATATAGCCGACTTTGGGCAAAACGGGAATCTTGTTGTCTCATGTTCCCGCGATGCGATGAATAATGAAATATCCATGATAAAACAAAAAAGATTGGATAGGGTTAACAGTCGGGACTATGACCTCAGCGTGATAGCATCCTGCGATGAGATGTTGACAATGATCAATCCTGAATTTGCAGAAAAGCAACGTCAAGAACAGGAAATCAACACCCTTAAGGCCCAGATGTCTGATATGAGCAAGAACATGTCTGAACTTATGGAGCTAAACAAGCAATTGATGCAACAGCTTGGAGTTAAGGAAACAACTAAAAAGTAATAATTATGGGATCAAATAGAAAACTAGAAGAGCTTTTCAGAGAGTTCGATGCTTATGAAGACGAAGACTTGATGGAAGCGATAGAAGAAGCCTATAAACTTGGTTGCAAGGAAGGCAAGAGAAAAGCAATAGAAGGCGGTATGGGATTCCGAGACGATGACGATGACGACGACGATGAATTCCGCGATATGTGGAGACGCGGTGGAGAAGGTTTCGGTGAAAGGCGCGGCGTGAGAGGAACCGGACGGTATGCCGGGGAATACCGCAGACGCAGACGTTAAATCAGAAGGGGACATTGTGCCCCTTCTTAAAAAAGTAAAGATATGAGGTTAGATATGTACGATGATTTTCCTTCGGGGATGAAAGCTTATTTAAGCGCATATGGCTGGCATTTTTCTAAGGCTATGTGTGATTGGGCTATTTCCATGATGGAAAAAGAAGATGGAACTGGCAAGAAAATAAAGGTACAGCCCTGGACAAAAGAGCAGATCGACGAAATGCTTAAAAAATATAACGTCGATGTAAAGAAGAAAGGCGGCTATGACTATGTGTATGTAGCCAATATGTGCAAGGCTGATTTTCTTGGTTCCTCCATTCCCCATGATCAATATGCTGCTTTATACGTGAAGAACGTTTGCGACGATCCGGATGCTTACGATGGTATTGTGTTTACTCGTTTCTACGCTGATTGCATCGGTTCTGGAACGCCTATTATTTGGGATGAAATGATGTAAATATGATAAGAAGAGGCCTATACATAAAGAAGTACGATTGGCAGGTGCATATATTTTATCGTGTCACCTGCTATTATACGGAAGAGATCATAGGTTTGTTGAAATCAATAGATTGTCCGAAAGACAAGGCAAGAGAGGCTTACAATAATTTGGTGTCATGCAAACTTGATACCGGTGTCACGTACTCCAATTACAAGCTACGGAAATCTGTAATGGTCATAAGCAAGACTTCGTCCCCGGAAGAGTTTTTAAACTCCCTAAAGCACGAATGCCGCCATTTGGAGGATCATATAGCTACGGCATTTAAAATGCCTATAGGAGGTGAAGAAGTGGCGTATTTGGCCGGTTATTTAGGTAGGATGTTGTACGAGGATGTGCAGTTGTTTATATGCGATTGCCGCAAACATAAACGGGAAAAGCTATGCGTAAAGCGAATAAAAAAGAAATAAGAAAATTAAAAAGGGAGTCAGCCAGACTCGAGATTGACCGCCTGGTTGACTCCCTTGACTTTGAGCCGGTCAACTTCAATGAGAAGGTGTGCCGGCTAAGGAGGCTGATGTGCCTACTGTAAATTCGTATATTAACAAGGATTTATCAAATCTGTTTATCCGGTTCAATAAATTCGACATTACATTCCTTCATCAGTTTCTCAAATGTAAATTTGTGATATTTGCTCCAATAGGAAGCATATCCAACTCCTCGAGAGAAAAGTTCATAATCACCTTCACCTGTTTTCATTGCCTTGTAGACGTCACGTATAGGGGGGGGATCGTCCGGCGCTCTCCATGCTGTTATATAATCCACAAAGCACACGATTCCCATTCCTTCATCAAGTAGTTGTTTTAGCCGGGATTACTCCCGGCTGGTTTTGTAGGGTATCATATGCTAAATTTCTTTTTTTTTGAAGTTTTTACATCCCGGACAAAAGAATCCGGTGTCATCACCGGTATAGTCATCTATTCCAAGACGAAAGCGCAACGGACGTTTAAACTCGCATAGTTCCTCGTTGGGTTTGTTTTTCTCTCCTTCTTCTATCGGGCAGAAATGCACGCAGTTATCACAGAACTGGATTTCTTTTATCCGTTTCTCTGCCGCGGTAGGTTTGGGACGTACAAGCCAGTACTTTTCTTCCTTGATAGGACAAGTGTCGCAATAGTCTTTGTTGCCGTAATACAAACAATAAGATTCGCAAAACCATCCGGATATCTCATCAAGAAGTCTCTGTTTGATTTCTTTTTCTTTCACTTTCGTTCAAATCTTTTATATTTAAATTGAAACTTTTCATATACTCACAATCTCTATCACAAGGGCAATTATCATCATAGCAACTATCGTTGTGACTGTTCCAGCAAGGGCATTGCTTATGATATGCCTCTAATTTGGCTTTATCTCGAGCAGCTTTCATTTTAGCCTTAATATGATCCGGCAATGCTTCTTGTGCTACCGGATCGAAAGTGATACATTTCGTTTTATCCATAATGTTCAATTCCATTTTGTTATAGATTTACTTATACCAGCGTCCACCGCAATATTTACATACAAAATAATTCCCCATACTCATCACCTGAACTTTTTCATCCACGCATATACGGCACATGCAAATTTTATGATCGCCATCAGACACAGGTTCTAAAATCTTATCATATTCCCAGAAAGATAACTTGCCTTTAGCCGGTATTGGTTCGGGGAATAAAATAGGGTTAGCCAGCACCCAGTTCCACACGCCATTTTCGGCCCACAGCGAGGGGTGATTCTGAACGCAATCCACTATCTCGACGCTGCCGATGATTGCGCCTTTTGGCAAATCTTCATTATCTCCGTAAAGTTTGTCCTTGTGTTTGGAAACTTTCTTTATTTGCATTCCGTTAAGTGCGCTCCATCCCTCCTTAACTGAGGTCTTTGCTGCATGAATCAGCACTCTCTTACCTAAGTATTTCTTAGGGCAGCTCCAAGTCCTGTTTTCTATATCTTTCAGCCCGGACACGATAAGGCTTGCCCACGGCTGTTTAATTGTTATCGCTTTCATTTAACTTCTTTAATTCGTTAATTTGTTCACTGATAATTCTAATGCGTTCTTTGAGAGCATCTGATTTTCGTGTAGAGAAACCAATTTTGACATGTCGCATCGCATATCCAAAACCTCTTCTATTCAACATTTCAATTTCTCTGCGCTCTTCTTTATGCAATCTCTCTTCCAGGACGCTCTTTTTCTCTATAAGTTTTTCTATTTTATTCATATTCATTCCTCCGTATTAGGTAGTAAGTCTTCGATGTATGCCCAGCGCCTCCAATTTTTGGGACATTCTTCTACTAATGCTAGCATACTAACTTCAAAATCCTCCAAGTCATCTTCCACAAGTACTGGGAAATATGCTTCAGGTATATCTGTTATTGCATTGTGCCACACCGAGTTGATGCGCCATTCTGCACCTTTCTCGAATGAATAGGCAAACAGTCCTCTTGTTTCCTCCGGATCATGATCCCAACCTATCATATTAGCATGTTGGGTTGCTGCTTTTTCAATATCATCTCTTCTCATTTTTTTCTTTTGTTAAATTAATATCTTTCGTGATTTGAATCAAATCTGATACTTTTATGGTCATACATTTTGAATTTTATTTGGTTGGTAATTTTTAATTTCCGATATTTACTTCAGCAATATCATTTTTCAACATCAAATTTCACAATTATGCTAACAATTAAATTAACAGCGACAGGAAAAGAACACAATCAAACAATTAGTCCAAGACTTTTTGAAGGGTGTGGAAACACTTTAGTAAAGGTTATTTGCGAAAAACTTTACTATGGTAATCCAAATGATTTAGAAAACTCTATTTGTAGTTATATGAACTCTTTCATGGATAACAAATGTGAGGTTAAAACTAATCATGTAACAACTGATTTAAGTACAGGAAGTAATTCTAATGGGAACTACGTAAGTCAACTCACATTTCAAGTTTTTATTTAATTTATTTATGAGGGTATGCCCAAAAATGACATACCCTTATTGCTTATCTATTATCATACTTAGCTCTTTTAATTCACATTCTTTATACCAACTACAAGCCGCACAATGCACACTGTTAATCCAGTCTTTCCAAAGTATATCGGCCACACAACTATACTTATCGCTTTGGATAGTATGTATCGGTTGCTCTGATTGCTCCGCAAGAAAACCATGCAATTATCATTTTATTAATTATCTTTGCAATTTATTGTTAAAACACATATAATTATGAACACTCAGGATGCAATTCTACAGGGATTATTGAACAATACAACAGTTGGACAAACTGGTATAACCAAGCACATGCTTTTGTTATGGGCTCAAGCATTGGAACCTTCTATAAAAGACGGACTCGAAGTCGGACTTGCAATATCGCAATTAGTTTATGATGGTTATCTTGTAAAACTGAATCCAAATCAGAAGCCTATCTATTTTGAAAGAGTTCAATAATTTTTAATTATTATCTTCTTTCT